CCGACTTCGTATGACGCGGAGCCATATTAATAATCAGCCGTTTTATCTTCCCCGCAGCTATCTCTTCAAATTTTTTAGCAACCAACGCATGATGCCTCCCAGGAATAAACCCCGGCCACATCATCTTTACATAATTCAAAAACTTTTCCTGAGCCTTCTCCCTCTCCATCGCCTCCTTATAAACTTGGAAGTCGTAAAACAACTTCTCCTGCTCGTTTATAGGCAGTTTCGAGATCAACTCAGCTATATCACTCACTCAACGTTCCTAAAATTTATATAAACCGGGCGAATACTCCTCTTACCCTTCACCTTCTTTAAAACGCCAAGCTCAATCAACCGATCAACCATATGGCTCGTACTCCCAATACTCTTAACCCCCCTCTGATTACATATATCTCTTATAGACGGGCTACATCCAAACCTCTTCCACCACTCATCCACCACTATAAATACTTCCCTTTGCGCCGGTGTCATATCTTCCTCCAAACATTTTTCAAAAGTCGTCCGCTTTCTAACCGCCATTTTGCGATTTATTAATAACTTCGTTTCCAAATCACTTCGTTTTATCTTCATATGTAATACTTTTGGGGGGGACAATTATAACCGTTATAATTGTCCCTAAAAAAGTTCTAATATATACCCCCCCATGTAATCAAAAAGGTTTCGATAAGGGGGTGTTTTCTGTGGATTGATCGCTTTCTGGGGGTAAACTTTTTGATGGGGGTAGGGTGTCTGGAATAGTATGTAGCTCACCAAGGGACTCCTGAACGCCTAAAGGGGTGTGTGGGGTGCTCGATGCTGCTCCGGATAATTCGTCAAGGAGTAGGTCAACTTCTTTCACGTCAACGTCAATAGCTTGGCTCTTCATCATAGTCTTAAGCTCATCCATTAGCTTAGATCTAGCGTCGGCGCTATTAGTAATGTGCGTTACTTCCTTACGTTCGGTAAACGCTGAGACTTCGGTTACTGTTCCGAGTACTTTGCTTGCGTTGATCTTTGCACTGTGTGAGGCATCAGGGTCAATGATGACCTGAACCAGTGATTGAATAACAAGCGCCCTTAATTGTGCAGGAGTACGATGTTTTTCCGCCTCTATTGCTAGCTTATAGGCTTCTAGTTCAGCTTGAATTCTGTTATCAGCTTTGAGCCTACTAGCATTGTCTCCTATTGTTTTGGGTGTTCCGTTAGTATCGTATGCCTGGCGGTAGGCATCTGCTCCCGTCATACCGAGAGCCAAACCCTTTGCAAATTCTTTCTGTTTTGTGGTTAGTTCACCGGGAACGTGAAGTATTTGATCTATTGGTATCTGGGTTAGACCTTCCTTTACCTGCTTTCTAGTTAGTTTCTTAATAGTCATACTTACCTACTGTCTGAGTTAATGTATTAGACGTTGATTATAGGGGAACATGCAGAGAAACTGCAACGCTTCGCTATGAATACAAGCGGGCGTTAATCAATTAGTACTTTCGTTCTACGGGTTTCCGATTAGAAAATAATTGGTTGAATAGTTGCGAAGTGAATAAAAGTATGCTAAGCTACAACGTATCGTAATTAAGCGAAACAAAGTAAACCAAACAACTAAAGGGATTCAAATGTTATTAAAAGCACGTTTCACAATAAATGTAGAAAAACTCAACGCTATCGTTGACCAGTACAACCAAACAAACGGCGTAGTTAAGTTTCTAACTCAACCAGTATTTACTAGCAATAGCGAAGTAGTAGGCGAACAAAATGAGATTATGTTCTTTATCGGGTTTGTTGCAGGGCTCGGAGTACACGACCTTGAGCATGTAGCAAAGGCTTAAAGGTTAACTGACGAGACTTGAATAGTCGAAACCGCTCCGGCGGTCTTAACCAACTAAAAGGAATTTAAAAATGATGGATTATCTTTATATTGGCTCAACGCCACATGATGAGGATTGTGCCCAGGTAGGCTCAGAGGATTATGCCAACCGTGCTCGCGCAGAATGCCGGCTCTTTGCTTTGCAGATACTTAAACACTATCCCGAGCCCGAAAATGGTTATTTAAAAATAAAAGCTAACGCCCACGACTTTGGCACTTATTACGAAGTGGTAGCAGTTTATGACGTAGAGGACGAAAAATCTACGAATTGGGCTTTTGATATTGAATCCGATACTTTGCAAGTACTGGCAAAGTGGGATGACGAACTACAACCACAAACCGCATAAGGAATTACAAAATGATAACACTATCAACCGAAACCCCTCAAAGCTACTTCACACCTAAACAAGCTCAATTTATTTGCTATCAAAACAATGCGGATGAGTTAGATGGTTGGACATACAAAGTAGAAGATGTAAACAACTCTAAAGGGTTATTAGTAATCCGTGTTTATGACGAAACCGGACACCCTTTGGGATATTTCTAAGGTCTACTGACGAGGCTTAATTAGCCGAAACCGCTCCCGGGCGGTATAGATCAACTTAAAAGGAAATAATCAAATGTATATACCAAAAAAAGCTTTTAAAGATATCAACGACCGATTAGAGCACGGCGATACTTATTTGGACTCAATCAAATACACCGCCTATTTTTACGGGTTCGAGCCCTCAGAGCTCCGCACGGCCTACGAGAAAAGAGCCTACCGCTCCGAGCTCCTTAGCAACACCGCAACCGCATTAGGAATGCTTGCAATTTTCCTTTGCCCGGTAATTTTCTATTTTGTTGCCAGGGGTTAAAAATGAAAGCATACATTCGCACCTATAACTTAAGACCTGACGGAGCAAAGGATTGTTTTACAACTGTCTCAGCCCCGGTTAAATCCGAGCCCCTAGCCTGGCAACTACTGGGACTGCAAGCTACCCGCTCGGGTTATGGCTCTAAGATACCGACCCAATACAAAATCTTATTAAATGGGAAATGGCGGCGAGTATATAGCGCTATTTTCTCAAATATTGGAACGCTTTACATTGGTAAATTATCCGATCGGCTAATTGTTGACATAGAAAGGGCTTAAAAATGTACTGTTTAATTCAAGATAAACACGGCGATATTCTCGCTCAATACGTCCTTGACGATACCGACCCGCTAGATTGTGACTATTACGCCGAACGATTTGGCAATTCGCACGGCGTAGAGCTTGACGGTGAAACCCCCGGCGCAATGATACCGGACGGCGGAGAGGATATCAGAGTCACGTTATTAGAAGACCCAAACAATCCAGTAGTAATCTGGAACTCACACAATTACATCATTAAAAACGAGGAATACTAAACCATGAAAAACCAAATTATCAACGCACTTTATAACTTCGCCAACAAACGCCCAGGACTAGAGCCACGCAATTACATAAGGGACTACCGCGACTCAGAAGGGCTGGCAACTTACCGCAGGGAATCCAGGAGCATAACTAAAGACTTGAACCATGCCCGCGCACTACTTCGCCGCCTGGAACTTTCAGGCATTACCGCCGAGGAAATAATTGAGGCATCAAAGGAGGCATTTTCCGGGCGGTTAACCATTACCGCCACAAATGACGGGATTGTGAAAATCAATTATTGCGTAGGTCAATACTTCCCTACCGAGTACCGCAAAGCAGTAGCCGCCGTTTGTGCTCGAGCTTTATGGAACTATTGGCGCGAAGATTCAAAGACCGCGGACAGTATTCGCAACACCGCCCGCCGTGAACTTCCCCGCGCTATCGCTCGCGCATACTTTAATTAAGGTCTACCAATGTATAAAGTAATTGAAAAGAATAACCCGCTCGCCGTACATTGTATTTGTGACACCCTGGCACGCGCCGAGCATTGGATTAAACACACCGCCCCGGAGTATTGCTCAAAGGGTTATTTTATAAATAAGACCTTGAACCCGGAAAGTTTCACAATTAAAAAGGCTTAAACCATGTACACAGTAACCTACAAAGACACAGGCGGCGGGCTATTCGGCGATTCTATGGAAACCCGCACATTCTCAAAATATCAAAGTGCCCGAGTATTCGCCCGGGTAAAACGCGGAACTATAACAAAGGTTTAAAAATGCAATTTAAAGAATTAAAAGCAGATCAAAAATTTTACGACTTAAACAGTGGAGAATATTTTTTAAAAGTATGTCAAAACTGTGCGGAATGGTTACCAAATTCTCATCACCAATCCGGTCAATTAGTTACTTTTGATGAGGATGAATTTGTTGATTTGGTTTTGGAAAAATAACACAAGGGAAAAAAATGAAAACTTATGAAGTACATGCAACAGTAACAGAAGTTTATATTATTGAAGCCGATAACTTTGATGATGCTATTGAAAAAGCATCAGAAATGAGTAGCCCAACTTATACAAACTCGCAAGGGTTTGATTATGTAATTGATCGGGAAACTAGCGAAGACTTATTTTTATAATTTTGAATTGAAGGCTAACAAATGAAAACATTATTCCATGACGAATTACACGCACACCGTACCGCTCGCCGAGCTCAGGAAACCCAGCCAGATAAAAAATTCATAGTTGACCAAGTTATTTGGGGCTATAACGCCGCCTGGATTATTTACATTTTGGACACCGATGACCGCATTGTCGGACGCCTCTAATTTTCACAATCAACAAAAAGGAATTACAAATGGGATATTTTTCTAAAACATGCGCTAAAACTAACATGCCAATAGTTGCAAAAGATCGAGGATGGCCGCTATTTCACCAAGTAGTTGCGCTCACCCCTGACAAAATTGTGCGCGGTTCTTATGATGGATATGGTCGCGTTGACGGGGAAGACTTGCAGGAAGTATGGGACAAAGTAAAAATTGTTTTAAGTCACGCATACGAAGGGGAGACCTACGACCAACTGGCAAAATCGGGTCAGGAACTGGGACAGGGTTATTTTATGGCGGATGAATTTTTAAGGGTTTGCACTTTTAAAAAATCTTTTAAGAATTACGCGGAATATAAAAGAACATTTAAAAAACACGCTAACTGGATCTGATAACCCATTTTTCACGCCTGAGTCAGGCTTAAAGGAACTACTACTATGAATTATTTAAAATATTTCCCCGACTATGACGGACTACTTCCCCAGATAGATGGATTCAAAGATTCATCCTGGCCCGATGATATATGCCCAACCCTGGAGTACAAAATCAACGACAATCATTATTTAAAAATATTTAGTGATTATGTAGACCCAACACGGCGCGAAGTGGGCGGCCTTAGGTTTTCGGTATCCCTAGGAAATACTGACGAACTAAAACCGATTTACACTACCGAGTCAGAGTCACTATTAAAAGCATACATCAAAGGGTTTATTGAGGCCATTGATAATGTACTAGAAATCTACCTAAATGATTAAAGCATTATTCACGATTGATCTAATAGAGGACGAGGACGGGAAAGTCCTTGTTCGTTCTGAATATACTGGCACGGGTCAGGCTGTGGAGGAAATAGGGCACGATATCCTCAGGCAATTACTATTAGCCGAGTCCATTAGTGGCGGAAATATAACAGTCCAAACCCTCCACTACTTAGCTCATATTCAATAATTGGGTCAGGCTTAGACCTGATTTAAGCAGTCCCTGGCGCTTGTGCGCGTCATTAAAATCTTCTCCTACTACGGGGCTAATCCAGTACGGAGCACCGATTTCCTTAGCTATTCTCTCCCCCGTACCGCTCGCGTCATTGTCAGCAATCACCACGATTGGGTCAGGCTTCAAAGATTCTGCAATCTTTTTTACATTGTGCGCGGAAAAACACACATGGATTGTGTACTTCCTCTTCATGTGCTTGAGCACCTTACGAACCGATAACCCGGTCGCATAACCCTCACACAAAATATGTGGGCCTTGATTGTCAATTACAAACTCTGCCAGGCTAGTGCGTTGACCGTACAAGAATTTCTTATCTCCTGATTCGTCAATCAACTGACAACCGACAATCAACCCAGCCACGCGCATTGGCACAACCAATAGCTTTTCCGAGTCACAAGCATAGATCAACCCCTCCTCATCCTCAAACCCTTTAGCCTTTAAGTATGGATGAGTACCGAGCTGGCACTTGGATATGATTGAGTCAACCTTAGCCTTTGCCTCCTGGTTTAATCTAATTCGATCCTGATCTACCTTGTGCAACTGAGCTCTGAGTTTAGCTGGGTCAGTCTTGATGCTTGAGTCAGAGTTCCAAATTGATACTTCTGTATCTGTCGCATGATTCTGGACAAATGCCATATCACCCATAAACTTAACCGCACCATTACGCTTGTTTGGATGATCCTCTGTTGGGTATCTTTTCCATACGCCTATTGGTGGCATCTGATTCACGAGTATCCCGTGCGCCTTACAAAAACTAAGCAGATCCATTGATTCTCTCTCCAATCCATCTCATTACTGGAACAGCCATTGAATTACCAAGTGCTTTATATCTTGGACCATCGGGCGTGTCTTTCCCTTTTGGCTTGATGTCGGTGTAATTATCAGGGAATCCTTGCAGTCTCTCGCATTCAACTGGCGTTAATCTTCTAACTGCCATAGACGCCTGATAAACCGCATTAACTTGCTGAGTAACTTCTGAGGATTGCGGTGACCTTGAAGGGTCATTTGTAGTTAGCGTTGGAGCAATAACAGTTCCAATTGATTCATTTACTCCGCCTTGTGGGCTTTTAATAGTTTGATTGACATCCGATAACGAATGGTTGTAGGTGTCAAAAGCAGCAACTCCATGACTATGTGCTTTTGTTAGAGTTGGACATGGATCACCTGGATTTCCTATTCCAAAACCTCTGCGATTATCTTCTTTATCTCTACCTAACAAATTCATGGTATTTAAAGGTATTGGTTGTGCAACTCCATGCACACCCGTAGCATTAAGGGTATACATCGGACCACCCTCTGTAAATCCATCCCCATTACCGCCATTCTGCGGTTGCCTACCAATAGTATTCTCTGCCAATGCTATCGCCTGAACGAATGGAGTATTACCTCCGCCAGTACCCCAACTAGACGTTACAGTTTGGCATACATCACCCATTAGCTTGACCCTGGAGTCACTTGGGTGGTTCTCATACACTACGCACTCTTCATGGTTGTTGCGACTCGCTCCAAAACGTGCCGTAATAGTTCCTGCAACTTGTGGATCACGAGGCTCTACTATGCACTTTCCTTCAGATACATATTGATTACCTACTCCTTTGAAGTCTCTAGCGCACAACGCTCCAACGCTATCTGTAGAGCTTCTGGCAATTTCTTTCCTCTGCTCTCTGCTCGGCGGAGGATTCCCGCGCAAGCTTTCTGGCTCAAAAAGAACCTTTGCGGCAGACTCCCAGTCTCCAAGACATCCGACAACAAACACACGACGGCGTCGTTGGGCCACTCCGAAGTACTGAGCGTCAAGGACTCGATAGCTCCACCCATACCCGAGTTCTGCCACCGCCCCGAGGAAGGAACCAAAATCCCGTCCTCCATTTGAACTGAGGACACCCGGCACGTTTTCCCATACGAACCACTTGGGTCTAAACTTATCAAGAATTCCGCAATAGACGAGCATAAGGTTTCCCCTTGGATCTTCAAGTCCTTTTCTGAGCCCGGCAACGGAAAAAGATTGGCAAGGTGTTCCACCGACCAGAAGGTTAACTGTTCCAAGATCCCACTCCTTATATTTAGTCATATCCCCAAGATTAGGGACGTTTGGGTAATGATGTTTTAATACTTCGCTTGGGAACTTTTCAATCTCACTGAAACCGACTGCCTCCCAGCCCATGTGATGCCATGCTACTGTGGCGGCCTCAATACCCGCGCATACGCTTAGATATCTCATGTATTGCGCTCCCTCAATATTTTCTCAACCCACTCTGCAACCCGGTGGGGGTCGTTTGCTAATAATGGATTGAAGTCGTTCCAGTCAGCGCCATTCAACCCTACCCAGCCCTTCCATCTCGGCTCTGAAATAGATTTGTTCTGCATCTTTATCTCACGCTCTATGCGCTCAAACTCTTCGTCTTCAGGTGTCTTCATTTTTTCTTCGCCTTCTTTAATAGCTTTTGCTGGATCAAAGCATGACCAACCCTACCCCTGATGTAATCATTATTGGTATAGCCAAAATACGCCGCAAAATCTAGCTCTTCCTTGAAAATTACGATCCTTAACTTAATCTTTCCCTTTTTGTTTTTAACTATTACTGGAATCATCTTGCCCTCTTCATCTTTCTTATGTATGCCTTGATTCTGGAGTCAATAAACTTCTCCACTTCCAGGCTGGGTTGCTTGGGTGTATCGGATAAATTCTTAGGCCATACCCCAAACTTGTCTTTGTAGGTGTGAGCTGCCCTGCCCTGCGACCACCCGGAATGATGCGTATACCACTGCAACTGCGACCACCAGTCCTGCTTATTCTCCCTAGACATAGTTGCTAGTTCTGACATCTCGCCGGGTACGGATTCCACCTTGTTTTTACGCTCTCTGACATGCCCGCAATGGCTACATACATCCATATACCCAGGCATATATGCCGAGCACTTAGGACATTTAGCCTCTTTCTTTTCCATCTCTGTTGGCTCTTTCTTAGGCTTCTCCTTGCTATCGTCCAACTGGCTGACACCGTTTTCGTATACGTCTTCCCAGTCCTCACGAAATCTTAAGTAGTTACCGCTATGGTCTAACCAAACCGCGTAAGGCTTAGATTCAGGATCATCCTGGTTTGACCTCATCACGCGCCCCATTTGCTGAATGTGGCTGGATAGTGACTTGGAGAATGGACGAGCTGATACCCCGATCATTACGTCTGGTGTGTCAAATCCCTTGGTTAAGATATCTGTAGCTATGAGCCCATGTATCTCTGTGTCAGGCTTGCTGAACTCCGCAATGACTTCCTTCTTAAACTCATTATCATCCCTGTAGCTGATGGAGATAAAGTTATAGCCCTGCTCTGCAAACTTCTGGCTTAGATCTATCCCGTGCGCCACCCCCGAGCAAAACACAATAGTCTTCCTCGGTCTACCGAATATCTCATGTGTCTTCTTAATCCACTCGGTGACAATATCCCCGGTAATCTGCATTCCTCTTGTAGACGATTCCTTTTGTGACCATTCCCCGGCTACCTTCTTAACCCCCTCCATGTCTATCTCTTTGGCTACGAATACCCTCAAAGGCACGAGCACACCCTGATCCACGAGTTCTTTTGTTGTTATTGTGGATACAACGTTTTGGTAAATCTTTCCTAGTCCCTTAGTGAATGGTGTAGCAGTTAAACCTATTACTCTTACGTCTGGATTGTTCTTAATAAACTCTACTGTCTGATCCCGCGTCTGATGCGCCTCATCAACAATTAACAGTTGGAGCTCGGGTATCTCCCCCCTCTTTTCTAACGTTTGAGCTGAACATACCTGGATATGCTCATAGGGTCTGTACCGCCAGTGACCTGACTGTAACACCCCGTGATCAATCTTGTACCTATCCAACCTTTGGCTGGTCTGGTCGCAAAGCACAATCCTATCTAGGATCATGGCTGACTTGTTTCCCTTGGATCTGGTGGCTTCTAAGAGGGCAATAGCCATCTCGGTTTTCCCACCTCCCGTCCCAAGATAAAGTATTTGGCTTCGGTATCCTTTGGCAAAACCTTCTCGGAGCTTCTGCAACCCAAGCTCTTGATAGCTTCTTAACTTTAGGCTAGACACTGTTGTTTTCCTTCTTTATTTCCTTCCACTCCCCGCCATTAACTGGCTGCCAACCATGCGTCTCGGTTAACACTTCGTTTTGATGCCACTGCTCAAGCACGGTAATGGTTTTGCCATCATTTGAATCATACTGATAAACTTGTTTATCTATCCATCTGAGTTGTGTTGTTGGTGTTCGTCTTGTGTTCATTCGTTTTCCTTAAAGAAATCTTCTAAAACTTTTGCCGCCTTTTCGTCCATTCTGTCTTGCCAGTATTTTTTAGCAATGCTAGCTTCCTCTTCGGTCACTGGAATCCATTTGCCGTCCGCATCCTGCTTATTCCACCAAGGTTTGCCATCTTTATGCCCCAGAAACCACATGATTCTTATCCTTTAATTTAGCTTCTATACGCCTTGCATCAAGCAATAGCTGATCGTGGTTATAGTCAGGATCTCCTCTGTATGTACCAAAAATTCCAAAGATATCCTCATCTGTCAACCCTACCCATTCTCTCCTCAATAAATTCTGAACATCGTTGCACATAACTTTTACTGAGTTGTAACCTTCGGCATCGCCACGGTCAGCGAGTTCATAGGCTTCTTGCATTATTCTGATTCTTATTGGTTCAAAATCTTTGTTATTCATGTGTTGCGTTCCTTCAATTTAGCGTCTATTGCCTTAGCAAATCCAATCATGTCTGGAATACTACAATCTTCACCCACCCAAGATTCACTTAACCCCAAAACACCTTTGATGTCGTACTCAGTTAACTCTACCCATTCTGATTTAGCTTGATGGTATCCCTTGCTAAATCCTTCTCCATCAAAGTTTTTAATGTGTGTCTGCAAGTCAACGATGCGGGCTGTTTGGCGTTCTAGCATTGCGTGATTACCATCAATTTCTTTATGCAAAGCATCGCACTCAGTTAATAAAAACTCAATGGCTTCTGCGGCATGTTCTGCTGTATTTGCTCGGGTCTTGTCCCTGAGTTGCTTAACGTATTCTTGGCAAGAATCAATGCTCCAATGGCGTTTGTAGATGTCTTGTTCAGGTATTTCCTGCTCAATAATTTGTCCGTCTACAAACCACACTTTTTTCATTTCTGTTGTCATTTCTCTGTCTCCTTTTGTGGCAAAGTTTTTTTTGCCGTACTGACAGCCTTTATTCTTGGTGTAACCGCAGTCACCACCGCATGATGGACATTGTTTCCATCTAGTCGGTTCATGTTCATTGCCAAAATCAACGTACCACGCCACAGACTTTTCCAGCGCATCTGCCGCTTCAAGTAACAGCAAGTGGTCAGGGCTTGTACCATCACCCAGCCGTAAGCGTTCAATTAAATCATTCATG